ACGATCATCGAATATACGAAAACATATCCCCTTACCAGCAATTCCTAGTTGATCGGTTTTGGGAAGTAAATGAGACAGACGAGTTTCAGCAATTTCCATTAAAGATATGGTTTTTCGATATTGAGACATATTCTCCTGACGAGTTCCCTAAACCTGAGGAAGCTAGTCATATGATCAATGTTATTACGATTTATGATACTGTACATGAAAGGTATTATACATGGGGCATTAACCCGTATGAACCAGAAGCAGATGATGTAACATACTATCATTGTAAATCAGAAGGAGAACTGCTTCAACGATTTTTAGATCATTACTGTAACGACAGACCTGACATTTTGTCCGGGTGGAATAGTGAGATTTTTGATATTCCGTATGTTATTAACCGTGTGCGTAATATCCTTGGCGAAGATGCTACCCGGTTGTTTTCTCCTGTTCATGACGAAATAATGAAACCTATTTATCAGCGTGTATATAGGGGTAATTTTGGTCAGCAAACAGCGAAGTATGTTGTAGAAGGGGTATCCATGCTTGATTATCTTGATGTGTATAAAACCTTCAGCATGGGTATGAGAGATAGTTACAAGCTAGATAACATAGCTCATATAGAACTTGGAGAGAATAAGGTAGATATTGGAGATACTAACTTAGCAGAACTATCAATCAATGATTGGAAGAAGTTTGTTGATTACAATATTCACGACGTACGCTTGCTAGTAAGACTAGATGAAAAGTTAATGTATATGGATCTAGCGAGAATGCTTTCTTATATTGGCTTAACACCTTTTAATGCTGCGTTAGGTACTATCAGTACTGTTAATGGTAGAGCAATAGTAGAAGCTCGCAAACAAGATCCTCCGAGAGTTATTCCTACATTTGTTAAGGGTGATGATAGGACTGAAAAATATGAAGGTGCTTACGTAGGAGAACCTCAGCGAGGATTTCAAGATAATGTAATTTCTTTTGATGCTAATTCTCTATACCCGAGTGTGATGGTAACTCTCAACTTGAGTCCTGAAACTAAAGTAGGAAGTATTGTAGGTACTGATAAAGATAAAGTTTACATAAAGACAGTCAATAACAAAGATATAGAGATGACTGTGGGAGAGTTTACTAAGTGGTGTAATAAGAATGAGATATGCGTAACAAGAGCGAAAAAGCTTTTCTCTCAAAAAACTAAAGGTATATTTCCTCGCATTACTGATCACTTCTATGATATACGTAAAGGCAAAAAAGCGGAATGGACTAAAGCGAGAGAAAGACTTCACGTATTAGAAACAAAATTAGAAAACTGTTCTGATAATGAAAAACAAGACTTATTAGAGCAAATAAAAAAGACTAAATTTCAAATCGATCAATTATGGATTTGGCAATTTACCTTAAAAATTCTTATCAACCGTATTTACGGTTACTTCGGTAATAAGATATCTCAAATGGGTGACGGTGATATTGCTAGATCGATTACGCTTACAGGGAGAGATGTAATTAAACAGAGTAATGTTATTCTGCGCAACTATATCAAGAAAAAAACAGGTCTAACTGATAAGGATTTAGAACGTAGAGACCCTATTGTATATAACGATACTGATAGTTCTTATTGTACAATATCGCAACTACTTGAACACATGGATATACCTCTACATACTAACAATGTAGTCACTCCTGAAGTGTTAGATCTAGTACAAGATATAGAAGACGACCTAAATGAAAATATTGAAAAGTGGGCTCGAGATACGTTACTAACTAAAGACCCTAGGTTCGTATTCAAGCGAGAGTCTATTTGTGATAGAGGTTATTTCCTGCAGAAGAAACGATACGTTTTACACAAACTTGACGACGAAGGTGTCGCATGTAACAAGTTTAAGTATACAGGTGTTGAAGTAGTTCGTACTACAATGCCTAATGCGATTAAGCCGTATGTGAAAAAGATAATTGAACATATGATTATGACTGAAGATAGAGCGTCAACGAACGAAATGTTTGAGGAGACGTATGATATATTCAAGTCATTACCTATCAATGATATTGCATTTGTAATGGGTATCAAAGAATATGAAAAATATAGCATTTACGCAAACGACTGGCAGGTAAAGAAGGGTACCCCAATTCATGTTAAGTCTGCTATTTACTATAACAAACTATTACAGCATTACGGCATAAGTAGTAAACACGAAAATATTACTTCGGGAGATAAAATTAGATATTTTTATACGATTACTCCGAATAAGTTTGGTCTTAAGTCTCTTGGATTTAAATACGACTTACCTGAAGAGTTTAATCAAGATTTCAAAATAGATTATGAAAAAATGTTTGAAAAGATTGTGTTTAGTGTTATAGATAGGTTCTATGAAAACGCTGGATGGAAATCGTTCAAACCAGGAGAAGCTTTGAATACAGATTTATTTGATTTCTTCAAAGTAGAAGTTGCAAATTAATTTTAATATAGTATAATACTCACATGGATATATTTACATACGTTGATACGATCGGTAGGACGTGCTTCGGTGAATTAGTCGAAAAGACAGCCGAGCATGTCAAAGTTAAAGCACCTGCGATGATTATGGTAACCCCTAATGATCCTAATAATATGAAGGTAGATGTTATGCCTCTTTTCTTTAATGAATTTTCTGAAGGAGAGCAGCCTGTTTTTGTATATAAGGATGGTCAGTACGTTGAATTAGAAGTAAAGATTTCTGATAAGATCTTAACTCATTATAACGCGAAGATTAATACTACAGGAGAACCTAATCCAGAACCAGTAGTAGAAAAGCTAGACGAAGAAGTTCCTGAAGTAACCTTATTTGAAGAATAATACATGTCAAACCTTGTTGATAAAGCATTTGCTAAACTGCAAAAATTAAATAGTAACGCCACTACATTAGAGAAGAATACTCTTAGTAACGTTACTGAGTGGATTGATACGGGTTGCCTAGTTCTCAACTCAATTCTATCCGGGTCTCTATACGGTGGTGTACCGAAAGGTAGAATTACTATCTTTGCAGGAGATTCAGGTTGTGGTAAGACCTTTATCTTGAATAAGATCTTAGCACATGCACAACAAAAAGGCATGGTTCCTGTTATCTTTGATACAGAGGTAGCAGTAGAAAACGAGGGAGCCGAGAATGTCGGGTTAGATACCTCTAATGTAAAATACGTACCAGTAGATACAGTAGAGAGTTGCCGTAACCAGATCATGACATTCTTGGATGAAGTAGAAAAAGAACCTGAACTGCATGGTAAGTTCATTATTTCTATTGACTCCCTCGGCAATTTAGCATCGGAGAAGGAAATAAACGATGCTGGTGCTAATAAAGGCGCCATGGATATGGGGCTTCGAGCCAAGCAGCTCAAATCCATGATGCGTATTATTACTTACAAGGCAGCCGTGACGGGAACTACCGTAATTGCGAGTAATCATACGTACGCTGACCCTGGTGCACTCCATCCTACCTTAGTTAAGCAACAAGCTGGTGGGTCTGGTCCTGTATACATGGCGTCTATACTAGTACAAATGGCAGCGAAGAAAGAAAAAACTGATGCAGGTAATACAAACGACGAGGCATTAACTGAAAGTCGTAATTACTCTGGAGTTACTCTTCGTATGCTTACAGTAAAAAATAGATTTATACCAGCATTCTTGCAAGGAGAAGCATATCTTAACTTTAAAACTGGTTTAGAGAAATATTCTGGTTTAAAAGATATTGCCGTATCTCATGGTATCATTCAACAGAATGGTTCGACTTATAGTATGGGAGAGAAAAAGTTAGGTTATTACAAAAATTGGCGCAACGACGAAGAAACGTGGAGTAATGTGCTACCTAAGTTAGAATCTTCTATAAGTGAAAAGTACCGTTATGGTAAATCACTTAGTGAATTAGCTATATTAGAACAAGACGATGAGTAAAGCAGTAGTACCTATTTCGGGTGGTTTAGATAGTTCGGTAATCTTAAGTTTAGCAGCAGGAGTTCATGATGAGATTTATGCGCTAACGTATGATTACGGTCAGAAGCATAGTAAGGAAATTTTATATGCTGGAATGCAAATTGATAATTATGATAATATCGAAGAGCATAAAGTTATCGATATAAGTTTCTTTAAAGACATTGCACCGACTTCCTCTCTAACTAATAATAACATAAAAGTAGCGCATGCGCGAGATGTATTAGGAGATGCACAGACTGTAAATTATGTTCCGTTTCGTAATATGATGATGCTATCTATTGCATGTTCGTACGCAGAAGCAGTCGGGGCTGAAACAGTATATCATGGATCTGCTCTGGTAGATAGTCAAGCAGGCTATTGGGATGGTAGTAAAGAGTTTCTTACAGAGATTAATAATGTAACTGCTCTGAATAGAAAGACAAAAGTTAAAATAGAAGCTCCTTTAATTAAACTATCAAAACAAGAAATTATTGAAACAGGGGTGAAAAATAACGTTAAGTTCGAAGATACTTGGACTTGTTATGAGGGAGGAGAAAAGGCATGTGGTTATTGTACAGCGTGTAGTTCACGTATACAAGGTTTCTTACAAAATGGTCTCGTTGATCCAATAGAGTATGAGCGAGATGATATACCTTGGAAAACAACTTAATAGATTATAAAATTATGTGTGGAATTTTTGGATCAAATAATATAGAAACATTTAGAAAGCTCTGTGAAAAAAATACAGAGAGGGGTAATTTTGTACGCAGCGTAACGTATTTGTTCCCACAAGGATTACAAAGTAATACTTTAGTAAAAACTAAACACGAACTAGATTTTACTAAACCTATTGCAGAGAATCCTTTTTGTATTTATTATCTCGGACACGTACAGTCTCCTACATCAAAGGTAAGAGAGTTTAAACAAGAAACATCTCACCCATTTACTATCAACGGTCGTTATTTAGCACATAATGGCGTTCTAGAAAATGATAGAGATCTAGTTGAGAAGATGAAACTAGAAAACTATAATGATGTTGATAGTAGTATTATTTTACCTCTCATGGAAAAGGTTGGATTCAAACAAGCTTTAGAAATGCTGCAAGGTATATTTAGTTGCTGGTATTATAATAGTAAAACTGGTAGTTTACGTATATTTAGATCTGGTAGTACACTGCATTATAGCGAAGGTAACTTTACGTCTGCGGCTATACCAGAATATAAATATATAGACGAGGGAGTTGTGCTTGAATATAACTTTACTTCTAATAACTTTAAAGAAATAAATAGATTCAAGCTTAACTCTACTCCGTTCTTTTTATGAAAACTTTAATAGCAGTTGCTACAAAGCATACAGAGGCAGACTTTAAAAATACGCGCTTAGCAAAAAGTCTGGCGAGTCATAAAGAAAAACAATCTATAGTTTCGTACACATTAAAACCGACGTATCAAAATACGTACGGTTTGTGTAATGTTTACAATAGGTATCTCACAAAAGAAAATCTCAAAGAGTATGATTGTATACTTTTTGTTCACGATGATTTACATATTGATAGCGTTAATTTTCTAACGTGTATTAGAGAGCAATTTAAACTAGGTTATGATGTAGTTGGTCTTGCAGGAGGCAGTAAGCTACAGGTTAAGAAACCATGTCTTTGGCACTTAATGAGTAAGCCTGATTCACTTTCTGGTGTGGTAGCACACTATAAAAATAAAAACGAATACTACCAAACAATTTTCGGACCTACTCCGCGTGAAGTAGTTTTACTTGACGGTTTATTTCTAGCAGTTAAAACTAAATCTATTGCACTACATAACGTTCAATTCGACGAAAATATAAAAGGTTTTCATCACTACGATCTCAAATTTTGTTTTGATTGTCATGTTGCTGGAATGAAGTTAACCACAGCCCCCATTCAAGTCATACACGACTCACCCGGCTTAACTGAATTCACAGAAGAATTTGCAATTTCAGAGGATTACTTCTATAATGTCCTCAGTAAATATGCTAACAAGCGAAAGTAACTACCTCGATATAGATCTTGATTATTTGGAGCGTATAGTCTTTAAGACTTGTCTTGAAGATGAAATATACTTAAACTCCATAATTGATAATCTGAACTATAAGTTTTTTAAGAATAAAAACTTTCAACAGATTATTAAAATAATTCAAGCTTTATATAAGAAGAATAAGAAGAGACCTTCTCGTACTGAGTTAGAATTATATCTTAATACTGACCAGTTAAAAGAGCATTATGAAAAATCTAAAACTGTAATTAACGACATAAAGTCTGATCTAACTGATGAGCAGCTTTATTCATATACAGAAAAGTTTTTACAAGAGCAAGCTGTATTCAATACCTTCTTAGAAATTGTAGATAGTAAAGAACGAGATGTAAAAACTATTCACGAGAAGTTTAACAAAGCGTGTAACGTATCTATTACTACTAATATTGGTCATGATTATTTTGAAGACTTAGAAAAACATATTACCGATATTACTACGAGACAGACTACTATTAAAACTGGTTGGGATTGGTTAGATGAAAGACTAGATGGTGGTTTTCTTGAAGCTGGTAGAGCTATGTATATTTTTGCTGGGCCTACAAACGTTGGTAAATCTATTTTCTTGAGTAATGTAGCTACTAATGCAGCAGAAGCTGGTAAGAAGGTTTTAGTTGTTTCATTAGAAATGTCAGAAATGATATATAGTAAACGAATAACTTCTAAACTTACAAGCCTACCAATCAATAGATTACAAGATCATGTTGATACTTTAAAAGAAAAAGTTAATACATTTAAAGCAGTACGACCAGACAGTAAGCTTTTAATTAAAGAGTTCCCTCCTAATTCTATTACACCTCCTCAATTAGAAGCATATATTAAAAAGCTTAACAATAAAGGATTCAAGCCAGATATAATTGTATTAGATTATTTGAATCTAATGGCTGCTACATATGGTAATAACTCTTATGAGCGGATTAAAAATATATCTGAGCAAGTAAGAGCCATGTCTTATACGTTTGAATGTCCTGTTGTTTCAGCTACTCAGGTAAATAGAACTGGTTATGGTAATAATAACGACGCAGGAGGCCCGGGGTTAGAGTCGATTGGAGAGAGTTACGGTTTAGGAGCCACTGCAGATGCAATAGTAAGTATTTGGCGTACTGAGCAAGATGAAGAAGATAATGCATTGCATATAGGTATTATCAAAAACAGATTTGGCGCTAATACTGGTTCTACTAGAATGAGTATTGATTATACTACTTTAACTCTTGAAGAAAATAATGACTTAAATGTTAATGATGATATTAACGCTGCGGAAAACGACGCTGTACAATTTGGGAGGCAGGTGTAAATAATCGTAATGGTTAAAGATGAAATAGTCTTTACTGATTTAGATCTTGATGGAGCTTGTAGTTATTTAGTTCACAGCTGGGCCCGACAAAAAAAATCTAAAGTAGTAACTATCAAGGTCAGTAACTTGAGAGAAAAGTTTTTAGGGTGGTTGAATAACCATAAACTTGAAGACTACAAGCAAGTATACTTTTTTGATTTAGATACTACAGAAATACAAGATCTAATTGACAAGAATAACGTTTGTATATTTGATCATCATAAAACTCATAAGGAGGAGATTTATAAAAACGCTGAGTTTTATATTGATGCGAATGAAACTTCTTGCAGTAAATTACTATACAAGCATTATAACGCTCTCGGATTTCTAGGTAATTTGACTGTTGAACAAAAACATCTTATTGCTTTGGTGAATGATTATGACTGTTATGAATTAAAATTTCCTGAAAGTAATAAACTTAACTTTTTATTCTGGTATAAAAACGGTAATAAACTGCAAAATTTTGTTAATGATTTTGAGCATGGTTTCCATGGGTTTACTGACGAACAAAATAAAATTATAAGTTATCACATTTATAAATTTAAAAAACTTGCTGAAAGTTTAGAATTATATACATGTGATATACCAGTTAGTAAAAAGAAATATACCTTTGTAAGTGCATTCGCAGATCAGTATATTAATGATGTTGCGCAATATGTAATAGATAAGTCTAAATGCGAAGTATGTATGCTAATAAACCTAAAAAGTAAAAGAGTGTATTTTCGTAAAAATGACGGAGTAGATTTAGACTTAGGTAAATTTGCTAAAAAGGTATGCGAAGGCGGGGGTCATGAATACGCAGCAGGAGGGGTATTAAATGACGTTATACTTACTTTAAGCAAAAACTTTGTACCAATAAATGGATAACCCATACACATTACTAGAGCAAAAAGATATAACGCACAAATTTTTGAGTTTGTGCAGCTTTGTCTCTGTATGTGAAAATAAAAAAATTAATCTCGCGAATGTTTTTTTATTAATTCTAAAAGAAAAAAAATATAGAACTCTATTTAAAGATATACTAATATTAGAAAGTAATTTTGATTTAGTGAAATTATTTTTACAACATGATCCTTACTTATATAAAAGTAAGTATATTACAAAGTATCTTAAAAAGCATTCTATATCTTTATGAGCGAGTTATCGGTTTACGAAAAAAACATTTACAATACCTACCTTAAAATAAGCCGTCGCGGTAAGGGATTTAAATATCGCAAAAACTTCGACAACCTTTCTGACGAAAACTTTACTTACATTAAAAAGATAAGTCATATTTTATCTAATAAAAAAATTGACCCTTTTATGTATTTTACAGCTCCGTATGAATTATATTCAGAAGAATATATTAACTTAAAATACTTTACTACATTTAACGCTATAAGTTCTTACAAAAAATATCTAGAGAACTTACAACTTACCGAACCTGACCATTCATACAACTTGACTCAACTACGAAATAGCTTTAAACATATCTATCAGGTTTGCTTTGATAATAACCTTTCTAGCTGTAAAGATTATCTTGAATTACATAAAGGGCTATATCCACAATACATCTTAGATCTCAAAGATGGACATATTTGTTACTATTCTTTACTAAGTTTAGATTTATGTGAAAAAAATATCCAGCTAGAGAAAAATACAGTTGAATTTGTATGTAAAAACTTTTATAATCTCTTGAGCAGTTTGAGATCGAGACTCGTCTTCTCGAAGAAAATCAAACCGTTGAGTATAAAACTAATAAAAACTATAAACAAAATATTAATAACAAATGACAAATAGTATGTTTGCATCAATTAAGGACTCGTTAGCTAAGCCGACGCAGTCAAGTAGTTCGACCAGCAATATCATGCGGTTGAAGACAGGTAATACCTATACGGTAAGGTTACTACCTTACACTCCAGAGCCTAGTAAGACATTTTTTCATTACTTTTCTCATGGCTGGGTAAGTGAAGCAACTGGGCAATTTCAGAGCGCCATTAGTCCTCAGACTTGGGGTGAGCGTGATCCGATTGCCGAAGCACGATTCCGTATCATGAGAACTGGTACTGAAGAAGAGAAGGAAAAAGCTAAGGCTCTTACTCGTAGGGAGCAATGGTTGATTAATGTCTACGTAGTAAAAGATCCTGAGAACCCTGAGAATGAAGGTAAGGTCAAGATCCTTCGATTCGGTAAGCAGCTACATAAGATTATTATGGAAGCGATTGAAGGCGACGACGCAGAAGAGTTTGGTGAGAAAATCTTCTCTTACCCTGAAGGTTGTAATCTGCGTGTTAAGGTAGAAGAGCAAGGTGGTTATCCGAGTTATGTTACTTCGAGATTCGCGAGCCCATCAGAGATCTCTGGTGTTA